AGCCGGAGCAACCGGAGCTACTGGAGATCAAGGACCACCCGGACCAACCGGAGATCCCGGTGCATCCGGAGCTAGCGGAACAGCCGGAGCAACCGGAGCCACTGGACCTACTGGAGCAACCGGAGCCACTGGACCTACCGGAGCCACTGGACCTACCGGAGCTGCTGGAGCTGCCGGAGCCTCTAACACTATAATCGCTAGTAGTTTTGGCGGGTTGTAGTTATAATTGTCTATACTAAAAAGGAGCACATATGCCAGTTACATCGACACCTATTTTTCCGCAAGCACCATACTTTGTCGCAAAGACACTTGCAGCACAAACAGCTTGTACTACTAGAGCTCCTACTGCAACAGCATCACTAGCAGCAGCAAATATTGTAGAGGTTGTACCAGCTTCAACTAATGGGTTAAGGATTGATAGTATTCAAGTCAACTCTTGCTCTACTTCTTTTACTTCAGCCACTGCTGGTAATATCGTAGGCATATGGGTATGGGATGGTACTACTGCTTTCTTGTTTACAGAAATACTTGTGACCGCTGTAACTCCTTCCACTACTGTTGCTGGGTTTACTACTACTTTGACTTTCGTAAACCCTCTTGTATTACCCCCTACATTTAAGCTTTTTGCTTCCGTTAGCGTTACTACTACAGCTAGTACTACAGCTTTGCAAGTTTGCGTGATGGGGGGAGCATATTAATGCCAGGAGCATTTAGTTACGGAATGACTCCGGCTAACTCTCCAAAGGGTTCTGCATTCCAAGCAGTTCAGCCTTCTGTAATTCCTGTTGGTGTTATCGAAATGTTTGCTGGTTCTACCGCCCCTAATGGATGGCTAGTTTGTGACGGAAGAACTGTAAGCAGAAAGACTTATAGCGATCTTTTTAAAGTCATTGGCACTACTTATGGTGCTGGAAATTCTAACGATACATTTACTTTACCAGATATGCGCGGTAGGTGTCCAATTGGCGTAGGTACTGGTTCCGGTTTAACAGCTAGAACATTAGCCTCAACTACGGGAGCAGAGACTGTTACTCTGACTGCTTCCAATATTCCTTCAATTACAACTGGAACTCAAAGTGCTAATCATACTCACTCTGGGACTACTAGTGGAATCTCTGCAAACCATTACCATCAGAATTACTCCGATGGTGTGGGCAGCGGAAACATGGGAAGAGCACAGTACGGATTTAGTGCTCTTGGTGGAGGGTATGCAGGGCAGATTATCGTAGGAAGTGGTGCAAATGGATATTCTACTTCTTATACTGGCTATGTCTCAGGAGATCATACCCATACAGTAACGACAGGTAACGAAAGTGCAAACCATAGCCACACTTATACTAACAATAGTCTAACAGCTACAAGTATAATGCAGCCAGCTATTGCCATAAACTTTATAATCAAAACATAGGAGGTTATATGCTTCATTTAGGAATATTTAAAACACAGAGGTTAGTAGCAGACCAATACGAGGATATCTATAATTTAACATTAGATCAAAAAGATGAGTCTAATGTTGTTAAGAACTCTACTATGCCAGTTCCTTTAAGCTCAGACCTTGGGGCTTATTTGACAACTTTAATTAATCAAGTTTCAAATTTCATACCGAGTGCAGAACCAGACGAGCTATCTCAAGCTAAAGCTAGAAAACTACAATCCATAAACAATGAATGGATTGCACTAGAGAAAACCGGATGGGACTCGGGTAACGGCTACCACCTTGGTATCACCCCTTCTGATGTTGCCCTTATCGTAGGAGTGTTCTCTTTGGCTAGAGAGGCTTCAGCTATGGGCTTACCTTTGCCAGGATTAATTAGTTTAGAAGGAAACCCAGTTGAATTTGAAACCATACAAGATATGACTGTATTGCTTATGTACTATGGTAAGGCTAGATCTGATATGGCTAATGCTTTTGCTGCTAGACGAAAGGCGGTAGAAAATGCTACTATGATTGAAGAGATACCTACAATTTAAGAAAGAACAAGTATGATACCTTTTAAAACTCGAGTGGCAGTTCAGCTCAGTGTAGAAGATCCCCACGATTTAGAACCTATCAAACAAGCTTACTGCGTACTCGTTGAAGTTCATATGAACTTTGAACTTGAAGCTATGGTTGCTGTGTTTAAGTGCTGGAAGAGTGAACAAGCATTTCTGTCTGACCGCAAAGCATTTCATACTATTGAAATTCCTTTCCCCCCAGAAGAGGGCGGTAAAGAATTCTTTGAAAAGTGGAACACAGACGCAGCAAGCGTAATTTTAAGCACACATCTGCGAAATCATTGTTTACTCCATCCATCTCTAGCACAAGCAAAGGTCGTAAGTGAGTAAGACTCAGCTTGTCATCAAGCACAAATGGGCACTAGGTGACACTGTGTTGCTAACCGCTCTTGTTCGTGATATTCAACTAGCCTACCCCAATCAGTATCAAATCGTAGTAAACACCAACTGGAGTAATGTCTGGTGGAATAACCCCCATGTCGTAAGGGCTGACGCAGCGGCCTCAAGTAAAGCAACGCATGTAGAGGTAAGCTGGGGCGATGCTATTCGCTGGAACTCTTATGCTAAGTATAATGACCGGCGTGAGATGAAACATATCCTAGCTTGGTATCACTACGACTTCGAACGCAAAACCGGCATCCATGTCCCAGTGACGAAACCTCGCCCAGATCTTCACATGTCTGAACAAGAGTTAAATTCCAGAATTGAAGGACGCTATTGGGTTATCTTATCCGGAGGTAAACTAGACCTAACTGCCAAGCACTGGCACGCACATCGAGCACAAGAGGTGGTAGATAAGCTGTTGGCAAAAGGTATTCACTGCGTACAAGCTGGGGCAACCCATACTAACCATATACACCCGCCATTGCAGAACACTACAAACATGCTTGGTAAAACTGAGAATGTAAGAGATTTATGGAATATCATTCGCTATGCTGATGGTGTGATTTGCGGGGTAACTGGTGCAATGCATATCGCAGCAGCCTTTGAAAGACCTTGCGTGGTTTACGCAGGCGGGCGAGAAGATCCTTGGTTTGAAGCCTATGTAAATGGTTTTCAAGCTTTTGGGCCAACTGCTGAACCTGTGAAAGTAGAACACAAGTTTTTACACACTATTGGATTACTAGAATGCTGTGCAACTCAAGGGTGCTGGAAGAACAGAACAGTAGCTTTAGACCCACAAGATCTAACACGCAAAGCACACACGCTCTGTCGGCAGCCGCTTCGCACCGCTCCTCATCCAGTACCGAAATGCCAAGACTTAATTTCATCCGATCATGTAGTAGAGGCAGTTATGGACTATTACGATAAGTCGGTGTTACCCCCTATTAAAATTGTAGACAACCCTGCTCCAACTGTAAGCATAGTACGAGTGCAAGAGGGTAACCCTATAACAACAGAAATGCCTATAAAGATTGTGCGAGAGCCCTCCACCGCTATCAAAGAACAGAAACCTTTTCAAAAGGTTCATCCACAAGAACTCACAAGTGTAGGGGTAGGGCAGATACAGCGGCAGTTACCTCTCATGGATAACCCAATAATCGGAGGTAAGATTACTATCTGCGTTCTTTGTTATGGACCTCACCCGCAACTCGCCAAGACTTGTCTATCCAGCATTCTAGCTACTATCCCACCCGAACGATTAGACTTGCGTATTGGGCTTAATGAAGTGCATCCCGATACTTTTGCTTATGTGAAAACATTACCGGTTACAAAGATCTACGCAAACAGTCTTAACCGTTATAAGTATCCTGTCATGCGAGATATGTTCTGGGATGAGCAAAGACCTATTACCACGAACTATGTAGTATGGTTTGACGATGATACTTGGGTAGTTAATCCAAACTGGATCAATGATTTATGCCAGACCATCATAGATAATCATCCTAAAAATTATCGTATGTTTGGTTCTTTAATGTACCATGATTTAACAATGTATGCTAAAAATGGCAACGACCCTACCGCTTGGTTTAAGACTGCAGACTGGTATCGTGGGCGTAATTTTCGAATGCGTGGCAGTCAAAAAGAACAAACAAATGGAAGTGTGATAGACTTTGCAGTAGGGTGGTGTTGGGCTATAGCTACGGAAGCTATTCG